GATAGATATAGCCATTGAATAACGTTTAACACATACCCATCCGCGCCAAACACGAAAGACAGTTTTATCCTTTCCTTTTCTTGCAACATCTATTGTTAAATAGTTATCATCTGTTTGAGTTACGTGTTTTCCGTTCCAGTAGTCTGTAATACTATCCAAATCTATTAAAGTCGCTGGATCATCGTCATACTCCCAATTTCCGTAATATAAACGCTGTTTACTATTCTTGTCGAGGTTTTTAAGAGATTCTAAATAGCTTTCTGGTAAATGGGGGTTATCTGTTGGCAATGCTTGTATAAACCTTCTCGAATCTTTTAACTCTTTAGCTTTACTAGGTTTATAGAAGTTCTTATAAGTCCAGTTTTTAGAAGGGTTACAAGTGCCTAATATTTTAGGTATCAAATTAAACTCTTTTAGCTTATATCTACATCTAGAGGTTACTATTTGCCACGCTTTAAATACTATTTGGTTACACTCATCAATAAAAGCCCCTGTTATCTCTAAAGAACCTAAACTATCAAAATTTGGATCACTTGGATAAAGGAACAAGTCTTTTAATAATATTTGGCTGCCATTATTCCAAACAATAGTATTGCTTTGTTGATTAAATTTGAATTGGTTAGATATTCCAAGTGTAGATGCTAACTCAAAAAAGGTATTTAAAGTGGTTTCTTTTAATGATTTTAATTTTGCCCTACCCATGAGCCAACGAGTACCTGGATATAATTGGCATTGTTCTATTAACCACAAACAACCAAGTGCTGACTTTCCACCGCCCGCAGCCCCTCCATAAAGTATTTCCTTTGTTGTAGAGTCTTTTAAATAATATACAGCATGCTCTTGTTTAAGAAGAAGTTTCATTTGGTGAGATTCCTTGACCTAGAACAACAATATTTGTTTCTACTTTTTCGCCCTTGCTTGTTAAGTCTACCTTATCCCCGTACTTTTTAGGGTTTAATTTAGATAAATGCCATTTTCTAGCATCGATTCTTAAACGGTCTCTTTGTATTATATGGTGGTTAATATTTTCAATACCATCTTCATCTTTTACAACATCGCTATCTGTTCCATCTGCTATTAATATAATATCATTAAATACATTTTCCGCATAAGCTTCCTTCGCGCGCGCGTATTGTTTTAATTTTTCTTCATCTTCATCTATCCATTTAAAAAAAGTAGCGGTTGAAGGCATTTCTTTTTCTTGAAGTATAGTTCTTAAAGCCTCCCCTTCTTCTAGTCTTTTACAAATAGAGGATATTATATCAGATATTTGATTTTCATCATAAGCCATTCTAAACCTCGCTTAAATTCCTATTAGCAATTTCTATCCAGTTATTAGTTAAGTAATTAATTATATGTGGTTCTTGTTTTATTGATATAATATCACCTTCAAATAATAAATTTATTGCTTTTTCTCCGTCTTTCATTTGGTCTAGTATAAACCAACCTGTTATTTTTGATACATCAAAATACATGGTTCTGAATTGATCGTCTATACCTAAAGTATCATCACCCTCTAACCATATTTGAAGTTCAAAGATGTTTTGTTTTTTGCAACTCATGCAGCGTGTTTTTGTTTAGTTAAAAAAGAAGTGTCGAATTTATGTTCATACCTATAAACGACATTTGGATTAATTAATATTTTATTTCCTTCTGAATCTGTTTTCTCAATCCAATGTTTATACATACTTCTTAGGTTTACGCAATTTACGAAAATAATTTTATTTAGAATGATTATAAATAGTAAAAAATGATTTATTAATTAGTTTTAAAGACTTCTTTACATTTGTCTGTTAGTATTATTGTTTTGTTTTTAATTCTTTTCCTGTTATTTATAAGTGGAGTTATATATTAGCTAGGGTGCATTAGCCCACCCACTCAATTAGTTGTGCTATAAACAATTCTAATTCTTGCTTATTTATTTTTATACCATCAATTTCGTACTCTTTCCAATTGTCAAACCAAGCACCTCTAATTGAGCTACCCCAATCTAGTTTATCCGTCAAAAACGGCATATTAACCATTGTTAAATAGTTTAGATATTGTTCTTTGTTTTTTATGTACTCAAATGTATTTTTGTTTAAAATAGCTTTTAGTACTTCAATCATTTTTTCAGCAAACAATATGTCTATTTCGCCATCATAAGTAGTGAAATCAAAAATACTACTACCTAAGTATTCCATTTTTGTCTCAGGCGCACATTCTAAGTGTTGTTCTTCTTTAAAATGTTTGTCTAATAATTCAATGTATTTTGCCATCGCTAAATAACGCACCCTAACAAAGTATAAAAACAAAAGCCTGTTAGAGTGTCTTATTAATGGCTAGTGTTTATTTAATTATGCTATCCACATACGTGAGGGTAGCATCTTTTTTACGGCTTCAATTTTTATACAAACCGTTGTAGGCAATTAAGCCTATCAATCTATATTTCTAAAAGAATCGTTATGGTTATTGTCAAAGTCTCCTACTATTTTAGGCTTTGCGTCAGGGCTTAACTGTTCGCTTCGCCCTACAACATTGGCTATACCCAATAATTTTAACTTATGGTCTGTGTATGCTTTAGCAAATTTTAAAGCTAATTCTTTATTACTTTCATTGTGTCCAAATTCATTAGCCATTACCTTTTCTGGTTTGTGCCAATACTTATTCCAAAATTCATTTATATCTTTCATTGTTTATGTTTTTTAAGTCGTTAAAATTACGTGTGCATAGCCGTAGACGTTAACTACAATTATTTTTTTACCTTCAACACGTGCTCACTCAATACGTCTTGTATGTAGTTTTTTAAGTCCTTACCTGCTTTTACCGCTAATATTTTTAACGGTTCTACATCTTTGCTTTTAATGTCTATTAGTTTTCTCATGTATTTTTTATTTACATTTAATTCCGATTTAGTTGTTTCTTTCTGTAAATTAAAACCTAAAAAATTAAATCTCATTTTCTTATGTTCAATGCATTTAAGTCTGTGTATTCATTTAGTATTTCGATAACAGGTTTTATTCCTTTATCTATACATTCTTTAATATAAGGCTCAATGACATTTAATCTATTATTAATAGTCGTTTTAGCCATCAATAATAAGTCTGGGTCATTTTCACCAGACTTTATTATTTCTATTGAATTTTTAATATAATACATTAAACTATTTCATTTTTAGAAACTTGATACATACAACCTCTAACACTTCTATAAAATCTCAATCCTGATTTTGTTTGTTTAGAATAAACTGGGAATTTTTTTCCGTTTGTAGCTATAAATACTTTTCCTGTTTCTTGAAATTTAACTGTAGTTGTCATAATATTTGTTTTTTGTTGTTCTTAACTGATACAAATATATAACATATATACGATATACACAAATAAAAAAGTAAAATAATTTAAAAACTTTGTAAATATTTGGCTATCGCCATTTGCCAACGCTCAAAATAACAGTAGTTAACAACGTGTATAGCACATTAAAACGATGCCATACACAAGTACGTTATTTACAAGCGCACCAATCGGTACGCAAGTGTTTCTGGTTAGGGTGCGCCAGATAAATAACACCGTACATAAATAATAGCCTAAGTAAGTGCTTTGTCAATGGTTCGGTCTTATCATCTTTTTATTTTATTTTTTTCTTCCCACGCTTCTACGTGAGCTATTAAATCAACAACTTTTTGTTGGTATTTTTTCGGTATTCGATTACGGGTAATGCTAGTTTCATTACCCGCTAACCTTCTACTTAATTCTTTCCAGTTTATTAAATTGCTCATTAGTTCCAGTAATTTCTATACTTCAAATATACAACGATAATTGAAATAAAACACTATAAAACTTAATTACTTTCAACTATAATTGAATTTTTACGATATTATCAATAAATTTCAACTTTCATTGAATTATTTGTAATGTTTTGCTCCGTAATTTGCCCTCGCTCAAAAAAATAAAAGAAAACTGGCTAATCAACGGCTACAATTCATAGCTTGTTTAACTTTTAAAAAAGCATCGAATTTAATTTCCGCTTCTTTTAGTGTTTCAGGATCAAGTCTGGCTAATTTATCTATAAAATCACTTTCTCTATAAGTGTTTAGCTTGTTTCTAAGGCTGTTGATAACACTTCTATATTTATCGGAGAGTTCTATGTGTTTGGTCCTGTAATATATTCTAATACGGTCATCATTAAACTCTTTGTCGTCGATTTTTAATTCTAAATACTCTTTAATGATAGATAAAGCTTCTTTATAAATAGAAGATGTATATAAATTC